GCAAAACTGATGGAAAGAGCGTTCCAATCGACGATAACGCTAAGTCCAAAGTAGAAGCATATATGGAGCCTTTAATTCGCAATGCGGCGTTCACCTTCGATAACACGAAGGGTAATGAACAGGCCGCCGTGTACGGCAGGATCATCCAACCGCAAGCAAAAGTTGCGCGGTTGGGGCCACTTACTCTGTTATATAAGACCTATGTAGCGGAGTTTATTAACCTTGTGTTTGGCAAGGCTAAATTGACCCCCTTGACGGATGATGACGTCTTAGCCCGGCAGGCCAGGCCAACACAGAGGGAGGGATTTGCGAGGGAGGAAATGATGCGACTTCAAGATGATCTCAAAGTCAAACTTTTCATAAAGGCTGAAGCCTATGGAAAGGCCTCCACAGTGCCTCGCATAATCACAAACTTTTCAGCCACCCACAAACGGGTGTTGGCGCCGTACGTCTATGCCATAAGTGACTTTCTAGCTGGCAAATCAGCTGAGTCTAATGGTGTTAGGCAACATTGGTACGGCCCATCGCAAACCCCGTTTCAGGTAGCGAACAACGTTGCTAGGGTGTGTTCCCAGTCTGATTCTGTTGTATGTGCTGATGCAACTAGAATGGATGGACACACCAGTGAACGTGCCCAAGAAATGGAATACATGGTTTTTAGAACCGTATTCGGTCCCGAACACGCAGATGTTTTGGCTGCGGTGTTGTCAAAACACTTCAGTTATAAATCCGTGGGAGAACATGGCACTAGTGTGCCTGAAGGCTTCCAGCGTGGTTCGGGGGGTATGGACACCACTTTGGGCAACACTCTTTTGTCCGCCATCATTCACTACACAACTTTGCGAGAAAGCGGAGCCTCCAAGGAAGAAGCCTATAGCAATTTGGGCCTTTTTACTGGGGATGACGCCGTCGCGGCTGCTAACCCTGAAGTCTACACAAAAGTGGCTTCGAAATGGGGACAACAGTTTGTCTGTGAGGTGTTTGAGCGGGGGGACATTGGCGTAAACTTCTTAGCCAGAGTTTATGGACCCGAAGTCTGGAATGGCAACCCGGAAAGTATGTGTGACCTTAAGAGACAGTTGGGGAAAATTCATCTGTCGGCGAATAAGACTTTGACCTCGTTAATGAAATTGACGGGCAAGCTTATTGGATACGCCGCGGATGATGTCAGTACCCCTGTCATTTCTGAGTTGGTTCAGGCCTTTTATAAGGCATGGTTTAAAATTTATGGAGACTATCCAAATTTAGCCATGCACCCAGAATTGGTCGATAAGGACATTTTGAAATACGATTTCTTTGGGACGCTTGGGTTGGAGGGGGATGTACATTACCCCTCCTCAAGTTTCGACAGTTGGAAGATGGAA